AGTTCCAGGCGACGCCTGCGCTCAGCGCCAGCCCTATGCCAATCGGATACAGATGATGTTCGTGCTGCCCTTCATAGAGCCGCACCACGAGCCGCGGCGATACCGCCACGAGGCACCAGAGCCACGCCAACGCCCACCACGCCCGCGCCGGGACACCCACACTCAACACGGTCGACGTGATGGCACACACGAGCCCCAGCATCGCCGCCGCCGTCTTCGGACCAATCCAGAACCAATCATGATCAATGGTGAGACCCATCGGCCAGATCACGCGCGAGAGCAGCGAGGCCGTCTGCCGGAGTTGCCCACCGGCCATCAGCGGATCGAACGTGAGGGCTTGGCCGCGTCCCCAGGCCACCGCCACGACCACGAGGATAACCGGCACGGCGATCCACCGCCACGCCCGCCAGTTGACCGGCGCGTCCGTCCAGAACGCCCACAACGGCACCAGACCGACGGCGACAATGGCCGTTTCCTTGCTCAGACACGCCAAGAGAACCCCCACCACGGCGCCCACCATCGATCGATACTCGACCGCGCATAAGGCTACCAACAGCCAGAAGGCCGCGAGCAGGTCGCTGCGAGAGGAAATATAGGCCACGGCTTCGGTATTCACTGGATGGAGCGCGAAGACCCCCGCGATGAAGAACGCCCAATCGGAACCCGTCAACCGCCAGAGCAACCAGCACAGCAGGCCGACATTGGCCGTATGCACCACGATGCTCCCCAAATGATCCGCCCACGGCTGGAGGCTCAGCGCATGCGTCACGGTGAAGGACAGCCCGGTCAGGCTCCGCGCCGGCTTGGCGATGACATCGGTCAGGGGCATGGGGCGCAGAAACGTCTGCGGATCGTTCATGTCCTCATAGACGTAGCTGTAGCCCAGTGAGGGCGTATACACGAGCGCCGTTACGAACAGTAAGGCTGCGCCTGTGGCGAGTCGCATGCGGGATACCCAAACATTTCGAGATACGCCAACTGCGCGCGGATTTTCCGGAGCATCTGCGCCTCTTCCGGACGCCCGTGCGCGCGGTCGGCGGCTTCCACGAAGAACGTCACCGCCAGGTCGGGCCAGCCGTCTTGGCGGGCCAGGATCCCCATGTTATATGACGACCGCGGCGAGGCATGATTCGCCTCATGCGCCGCCGCCCAGAGCGTGCGGTCATTCTCAAAGGTGGCTTCCTGGCCGAGCGTGCCCCAAGCCAGGAAGCCCAGAATGATGAGCCTGACGGGAAAACCGTTGCCCCACATCAAGACACCAAAGATCGCATAGCCCTCAACGCTTACGGCCACGCCGTCGGCAGCGACCCGTCCAAGGTGTTGTAGCCCTGGATGTTGTAGCGCACCCACGTCCACAGCCCGCCCGTCACGCGACGACAGCCGTAGAAGTCGCCCCACTCCACGTCAAGGACCGGCAGAAACCGATAGCCGGTCAGCACGGGCGTGAGCGCCACGGTCGACGAGGAACTGGTGCTCGTCGAGCACTGCCCCGCCATCACCGCCGCGTCATGCGAGAGCGCATTCGTCGGCGCCTGAGCCGCCGTGATCACGTACGCAATCGCCCCCGAGCCATGCGCGGCGATCTTCGTCGGTGCCACCTGCAGTTGTCGATTGAGACTGACGATCTTGGTGGTCGTGTTGACCGCCGTGATCCGCATCAGTTCATGGTCGATATAGAGGTAGCCCCCGGCCGCGACGTTGGTCGTGGAGTTGACCGTGGCCGTCGTCGAATTGACCGACATCGCCGCCGTGATGGTCGTGGCGGTGAGATACGTCTGCGCCGCGAGCGGCACAGCGATCAGGAGCGCCAGCGTAATAAGAAGTGACCGCATCAGTGTTTTCATGATTACGCCCCCAGCATCGCCACAACACAGTTGTTGTTGTAGAGCACCCCGAAGCCGCCCATCGTATCCCAGCGATTGATCCAGGTCATGGTGCGCGCATCGTAGGTGCGGGTGAAGCGGATCGACATGCCCGTGTCTTCATCACGCGACTGCCGCGCGATTTCCACGGCCTTCGGCAACGTCAACGGAATGCGCACCGAGGCAAAGGCGTCCTTTTGAATCGCCAAGCCCACAATGCCGCTCTTGCTGTTGGGAGACACCGTGCCCGGCATCACCACCAGCGCCGCCGCATCCGTCGGCAATGCCGAGATGTTCTGGAAGGGCGAGTCCGGCCCGTAGATCGGCGGCGTGATCTGCAGCACGTCCGCACCACCCCCAGCCGCCGTCAGATCCGCCGTGACGCTGAACGTGAACGTGCGCCCGGTCGAGCTGACCTCGTTGCTCATCGGGTTCGTCGGGAAGAATCCCGTGATCCCGATCTTCGTGCCGCGCAGGACGGTATCCCCCGCGGTCAGATTCACCGTCAGCGAGGATCCCGACTGGCCCGCGCCTGACACCGTGAAGGCACCCGCCACCACACCATTCGTGTGCCGGCGCAGCGACATCGACCGCACCGTCTCAAACGTCGCCACGGGGCCGACATCCGACTGACGGAACTGCTTGCTGATCTGCTGCTGCGGATTGAACACCGTGGTCATGCCGCCAATCAGCGACGTGTTCATCCCGGAGCTGATGATCTGCGCGACATCGCCGATCTCCTGCGAGCCGTCCACGCCGCCCTGTTCAAACAGGATTTGTTCAGCCGCCGCGCTGAACGTGTTGAACGAGGTCGGGTTCGTGCCCAGCACGCCGACGATGTTGTTGGCGTAGATGTAGCCGAACAACGCGTGACGCATGTCCCATTCCTGGGCGATCTTCTTCATCGGCCCACGCATGTAGAACTCGTTCTGCCGCGTGTCGTCGCGTTCGAGCTTCAGGGCCAGCTCCACGTCGTTCCACTGAAAATCGATCCCAAACAATTGATCGACCGTGATGGTCGTGAAGATTTCCTGCACGGCCTGCGGCGTGTAGGTGGCCCCGTTGCGGATGTCCCACAGCGGGGGATATTCGACCCGGATGGTCTCGCCTGGTGAGAACGGCTTCTGGAACTCGCTGTTGTAACTGGTGTTGAAGTAGTTCGCAACGGCGAGCTTGTTGACGAGAAGGCGGAGCGCCTTCATCGACAACCAGTCTGTCGTCAAAAATGAATTCATCGTCTATGACTCAGCGACGGTAGCGAGACTGGACGCCTTCTTTATCGTCCATGAGGCGCATAAAGTCGCGGAAACTCCCCGGCGGCTGTTCTTTCGACAGCGGATCGCTGACACTAGGTCTCGCTTCGACCTTCGATGACGGCTCCGGGGCTGTGGTGAACGGTTTCGAGGGTGGCTGTTTCACCTGAGACGAGTGGGACGGCTTGCCATACGACGCATCACGGACATAGATCGCCCGCCGCATCGCCTCTGCGCTGGTCATCCCTTTGAGTTCGGCCAGCCCCTCTTCGCTGGAATAGAACGCGGCGAGTTGGAGCGGATGCTCACACTCAAACGTGATCAAATCCTTGGCGATGTGATGGGGCCGCACCTGATCAGGCGGCAGGAATCGCGCCGCTGGGGTGGCCTTGAAGCTCTCGCTGATGCGCGCCACGATGTCCGGATGCGCGGCCTTGTCGGCGGTAGCGCGTGCTTCCGCGCGCCCAATCGCCGCTTCGGCCGTCTGGGCAAACTCCTGTTCGGCGCGGCTCTGCGTCGCCCGCTCCGCGAACATCTGCTCAAACTTCTCTTCCGACACCGTCGACGCCACGAATTCAGCCATCGCCGCCGTGTATTCGTCCATGTCGCCTTGAAAGGTCTCGGCGCGTGGCGCATTGGGCAGCTTGGCGATCCGCTTCCAGCGTTGTTCAGCCGTCTCCGAAGGCTTCGCCGCGGGGGATGAATCCGTGAGGGCATCCGCTTTCGGCTTCGCATCCGCGCGCAGACGATCCAGCTCACGTTCAGCTCGATCGGCCCGGTCGCGCTCCCGGTGACGATCCGCCAGAATCTCTTCATAGCGTGTGTCAACCGGCTTCTTCGGTTTCTTCTCAGGTTTGGCCGGTTCCGACGCGGCCTCGATTTTCGACGCGATTTCGTCGGTCTGTTCACCAGACGGGGCGGGGGATGAGTCCGCAGGCGTGGCATCCGGGTCAACTTTAGGGCCTTTGATCTTCCCCGTGGCGAGAAAGTCTTTCCGTTCCGTCTTCGTGAGTTCGTGGAACCCCTTGGCGGGCGCGGCAGGAGCGGAAGGTCGTTCAACCTGTGCCTCAGCAGCGGTATCGCCTAACGGCGGAGCGGTTAGTGTGTTTTCTTCCATGATGCGATCAATGCCCTTTGGCCGGCGCATCCCACACCGGGCGTCCCATGTGACCGCAACCAAACGGCGAACGCCGTGCCAACCTCGAATGTATCGAGATCAACACGGCGTCCAACCGTATGGCCCTTTGTGCGCTCGTGAACTCAGGGGACGACTGAGGCTTCGGGTTGCATGCCCTACACGAGCGAAAAGACTGTATCTCGGCGGCAGTGTAACACAGCCGCCGAGATGTCTACACCGGCATCGCCTTCGGATCCAGCGCCTTGACGCCCGTATCGCCGGCCTCGTGGTAGCCAGGCTGCACGTCGTGTTCCCCCTCCAGCACGCCGAGAATCTCGCACTCACGCAGAATCAGATACCGCACCCGATCATCGTCGCAGGTGATTTGCTTGCCGGCGTAGCGGTTGAACACCACGCGCTGGCCCGGCTGCACATCAAAGGGCCGCTGCTCGATCGGCTGGCCAAAGTCGTATTGGCCCTTCTTGGCGCGCTCGAAGGAATGCGTCCCCGTGGCGACGACTCGGCCTGTCACAGTGTAGTAGTTCGGATTCTCCGCGATCACGGTCTCAGGCATCACAATCAGACCCTTGTAGACCGAGGGCGGAGGATCCGGCAGCACGACGACCTGATCGTGAATGGGCTTGATGTTCATGCGTCCGCTCGTTCGCGTTCGGCTGCGCGCTCGGCCTGCTCGGCAGCGGCGTCTCGGGTCCGGCCCGCTTCGTCCGCGTCGTGCTCGTGCTGTTGGGCCTGCTGTTTCTCCGCCATCGCCAGCTTCGCGCGATCCGTCGCCGCTTTCTGTTCCAATTCTAACAAGTCGATCCGATCTTGCATCTTCTGGAGGGCGAGATCGGTATGCGCGCGCAGATCGGCTTCGCTCTGCCGCTGCTCGGCTTCCATCTCCGCAATCTTGCCCTTGCTCTCGTCGGCTTTCTCCTGCAGCGCCAGTCTGCCCTTCGCCTCAACGATCTTGGCTGCTTTCTCCTGCTCCAGCACATCGACGTGCTCCTGCAGCACTTTGATGAACTGCTCCGCCTTCATTAGGGCTTCCCGCGCTTGCGGCGGCATCTGATTCTGGGTGTCCTTCTTCGGTGAGAGCAGCTCCGCGATCTGATCCCCGATCGGCCCGATGTTCTCCAACCGGATCAGGAGCGCCGCAATCTGCATTTGTAGTTGCGGGGGCAACGCTTGCATCATCGGCGAGGCCATGAACGTCGTCACGAAGTCCTCTTGCCGCGCGCGGTCGCTGGCGTATTCCGGGCCGACGTCGATCGTTACCGCGTGATTCCCTTCAATCGACGGCAGGATGTGCTCTTGCATCTCCGGCGTCTGCGGCAGGTCGCTCGGCGGCTGATTCGGATCGAAGTTGATATAGGCGTTTGACGCCTTGCCATCGGGCAACAACACGGGGGTTAGCCCGCGCGTGTCGTAATACTTCGGGATTAAATCCTCCAGGATCTCGCCCCCGCGCTCGATCCCCATGTTGTAGCTGTCGATGAAGTGATATGACCCCCGCTGGCCGCTCTCTTCAATCTGCTTCAGCGCGATTCCGGATTTCTCATTACGCCGCTGGGCTGAGGTCGGGAGCGGTGTCAGCCCCATCGCCGATTGAATCGAGCGCCGCGCGCCTTCCTTGCCAATCTCGATGGCCTGAATCGGTGGCTCAAACGGGACTCGTGACGGCAGGCTCGGCGTGTCTTGGTTATTGGTGCTCAGCTTCGGATCGACTTCGATGAACGCCACCGGCTCATGGTTCGCGGCTTGCACCTTCAGCGCGTTCTTCTTGTCGAGCGAGCCTTTCCAGACCCACCACGGCACCTTCGGCGTGATGCCAATCATCTCCGCTTCGCAGGACGTGTAATAGGCGTGCAGCATGTTCGGATCGCGCGCTAACCGCGTCATCGACATGATGACCAGCTCAGGACCGTTGCCGTCGTCCATCCAGAGCATCTTGCCGAAATAGGCGACGTAGGGGATCCACTTACCCGCCCACGGAGACCGCTCAAGAATCTCGACGCCGTTGGTCCGGTATTCCATCACCGAGGGCTTCTCGACGTAACGCTCCCGTATCAACTCGCCGCCCATCGCCTTAATGATCTGGATCTTGTCGTCGTCGTCCGAAAAGACTTCGTAAATGGCTTCGGCCGGCGTCATCCCGTCCGGCTCAGGATTGACCACCTTAAACGCGAACAACTGCTGGCGCGTGTGTTCGATCTCCCAGTAGCGAGCAAGCCGCACCGTCTTCTGATTGACCCAGCCCTGTGAATACTTCACCAACTCAGGGCTAAAGCTCGTGATCGCGGCCTTCGGAAACTGGCGCGTGAATTCCTTGACGCCAATCTCCCCTTCAATCTCAATCAGATATTTCCAGTCGCGCCCGGTGGCATCGACGAAATCAGGATCCGGGTAGATGCTGTCAGGGTCGGGCACGCCTTGGAGGGTGAGTTTCTTGTTGAACGCGGATCCCGGCTCATTCGGCCCGCTCGGCTTGTCGGTGACGTATTCCGACACGATCTTGCAGTAGCCGTAACTCCGCTCAACCATGTTCTGGAACGCGCGCGTGTAGTGCTGCTGGGCATGCGACCGATACTCAATCTCGCGCGTCTTGTTGCCGTAGAACAGCGCCGTCTTGTCATTGGCCCCATCCCCGACCGGCGAGAACTTGATGGCACGAGGGTTCGCCCGAACCTC